ACTCGGTGACAACAAGGCCATCGCCCTCCACTTGAGCAATATGCAGTGTCGCGTGGACGATGCAGGGAACGTAAAGCCTACCAAACAACACTCTCATTCGACCGCAAGGATCGACGCCGCCGTGGCTCTCGTCATGGCCCTCGGATTGGCGAGTAGCGAGACGCACGGCCCAGAAGAAGACCCGCAACTGGTGGTGTTCTAAGCGATGCCAGATTTCGACGACGAGCACGTTGCCGACCTGCTGGAGATGCGGTCCAGCCTCTCGCGGGTCTTCGAGGAGATCGTCGAGAACAACCGGACCACTGCCGGCGTCACGGTCAGCCCCGAGAGCAGCCTGAAGTGCAGCGCGGTCCTGTGCTGCGTCCGGGTGCTGTCAGAGTCGATCGCGTCGATGCCGTTCAACCTCTACCGGCGACTGCCCGGCGGCGGCAAGGAAATCGCAGAGGACCAGCCCCTTCAGGAGGTGCTCGCCTACCAGCCGAACGACTGGATGACGTCGTTCGAGTGGCGGGAGTGGATGATGAGCCAGTTGCTCCTCTGGGGCAACGCCTACAGCCTCATCCGCCCCGGCCGGCGAGGGGCCGTCGATCAACTGGTGCCGCTGCACGCCAGCCGGATGACGATCGTCCGGCTCGAGAACGGCCGGCTCCAGTACCAGTACAAGGAGCCTGGGCAGGCCGAACCGAAGAAGTATCGCCAGGACCAGGTGTTCCACCTTCGCTGGCTCAGTTCGGACGGGGTCACGGGCTACGTCCCGACGTCCCTTGCCAGCGACGCCATCGCCCTTGCCAGGGCGACGGAACTGCACTCGAGCGCGTTCTTCGGCAATGGCGCCCAGACCGGGACGTACATCGAAACCGACCAGCCGTTCAAGCCTGACGCGCTGCGGAACTTCAAGTCGCAGTGGGACGACGCCCACCGCGGCCCGACGAAGGCGTTCTCCACCGTGGTCATGCCGTTCGGCTTCCACAAGAAGAACGACCCAGTCAACAACCAGCACGCGGAGTTGATCGCCACGCGGCGGCACCAGTTGGAGGATGTGGCCCGGTGCTACCGCGTGCCGCCCCATCTCCTCGGCGACCTGACCAACGTCCGCTACAACACCGTCGAGCAGTCGGCCATCGACTTCGCGACGTTCTCGCTGATTCCACACTGTCGGCGGTGGCAGTTTGCCGTCCGGCGCGACTTGATCGCGGACGCGGCGAACTACTTCGTGGAGTTCGACCTCTCGGCCCTCATGGCCGGCGACTACCAGGCCCGCTCTCAGTTCCTCCGCGAGATGTTCAACATGGGCTGCCTCTCGGTGGACGAGATTCGCGGCCAGATCGGCTACAACCCGCTCCCCGACGGCCTGGGCAACAAGCGGTTCGTCCAGGTGAATATGCAACTGCTGGACGCCTTCACCGTCGAAAACCCGACCGGCGCCCCCGATGCCCCGGAAGTCGACGACTCCGGCGACGACAGCATGGACGACGACGCCGACGAGCAGGATGCCACCGACGGCAACGACGGGCCGACGCCAGCGGACGCCGCCGTCAGCGACCGCTCCGCGGCCGAGGTGCTGTTCCGCACGACGCTCCGGCGGCTCGCGGCCGTCGAGGCCGACGGGATTCTGGAGCGGCGCAACAAGCCGGCCAAACTGGCGGCGTGGCTCGAGGGCCACGAACAGCGGATGAAGACGGAACTCGTGGACGCCGCAAAGGCCACCGGCCGAGACATCGACGGTTTTGTCATGGCGTGGATGGAGGAGACGAAGGACCGCCTGCTCGAGTGCCATCGCTCCGGCAGGCCGTATGAGGAGGCGACGAAGTCATGGACGGATCGTGCGAACTTGAGCGACGGCTGATCGGCGAAGTGCCGGGGCTGCACATCAAGCAGGACGACAATGGCCGCACGGTCATTCGGGGCTACGCTGCCGTCTTTGAGTCGGAGTCGCAGGATTTGGGTGGCTTCCACGAGATCGTGGAGCGCGGCGCGTTCGACGAGGTCATGCGGTCGAACCCTGACGTCTTCGGCAAGTACAACCACGAGCGTGTGATCGGCCGGACGACCAGCGGCACGATGCGGTTGACGGTCGACGATCGCGGTCTGCGATACGAGATCGACCCGCCCCGGGCTGCCGCCGACGTCGTCGAATTGATCGAGCGAGGCGATGTCCGGGGGTCAAGCTTCGCCTTCCGCTCCAGCCCCAAGGACGAGACTTGGACGCGAGACGCCAGCGGCCGAATGATCCGCAGAATCAAGAAGTTTTCCTTCCTCGGCGATGCCGGCCCCGTCGATACGCCGGCTTATCTCGCCACCGAAACCTACGTCAGCAAGCGGGCGATCGAGATGGCGCTCGCAGAAAACACGGCCCAGAAGGAGCCTGCCGATGAGCAGCGAGCGGATAGCCCTGTGGTCGAAACTCCTGCGGAGCCTGTTTCGCCGGCGGCTGAGGCCGACGCCGAGGAGCGTGCCGCCGTCAGCCTCAAACCTACGGCCGGAATGGCCTCGGCGGCTCGACGGGGGCTGAAACTCCACGAGCAGGGCAAGTCTGGCGACGGCCTCAAGCCGGAGACGGTGGCTCGCGCGAATCGTCTGGCCCGCCGCGAGGAGATGAACGATGACTGGGTGCGGGAGATGAACGCCTGGTTCGCGCGGCACGATTCGGCGAGCAAGTCCCCCGGCTGGGACAAGCCCGGCGAGGAGAAGCCGGGCTTCGTGGCGTGGCTCCTGTGGGGCGGGAACGCCGCCAAGAACTGGTCGGCCCGCAAGGTCAAGGAAATGGAGGGCGAGCGCGACCTCCCCGTGATCGACGAGGAGCGAGACAACGACGACGAGTCGCTTGATCCGCCGGCCGTAACCGTCGAGGTTAAGGCGCGGACGGAAGACTTCCTGTCGACGATCGCGTCTCTCAAGGCGGCGCTGCTGTCGACTCATTTGCACGGCAAGTAGTCCATAGGCTACAAAGCACGATATACGCCTCACGAAGGATTTCGTGAGGAGCAGTGCGAGCGACTTGAGGATTCAATTCGCGGCGCGCTTGCGGGCAAACCACCCGCCGGCCGCCGCACCTTCGCGATTGGCCGGCTCAACCAGGAGCAAGGCCAATCATGGCGAGCAACCTCAAGCGTCTTCAGGACCGGGCCGCGGCCGTCGCCTCGCGGATGAAAGAACTGGCCGCCGTGGCCGAGCGTTCGGAGGAGCAGACCGCGGAACTCCGTCGGCTTTCCGACGAGGCCGACAAGGTCAAGGCCGACCTGGAGTTTGAGGGCAAGCTGGCCGCGAAGGAGCAGGAACTCCGCGCGGTCCTCGAGCCGGCGGCTCCCGCCGCCCCCGCCCCTGTGGTGGCCGAGCAGCCGAAGAAGGTCGAGATTCGGGCCATCAACCCGCATCACACGACCCTGCGGGCCTTCAACGACAGCCCCGAAGCCGTCGAGAGCGCCTACCGCTGCGGCCGGTGGCTGCGGGCGCATGTGTTCAAGAACTCCGACGACCTCCGGTGGTGCAAGGATCACGGCGTCGAGGCCCGCGCCCTCAACGAGGGCAGCAATTCGGCCGGCGGCAGCCTGGTGCCGGAGGAGTTCGCCAACCGCGTCATCCGCCTCGTCGAAACCTACGGGACGTATCCCGGGGCCGTCGAGAACGTGTCGATGTCGCGGGACACGATGGTGATCCCCAAGCGGCTGTCCGGCACCACGGCGTACTTCGTCGGCGAAGGCTCCAGCGTCACCGAGAGCGAGCCGACCTACGGCAACGTGTCGCTCGTCGCGAAGAAGTTGGCCGTCGGCTGCCGGATGAGCACCGAGGTCGTCGAGGACGCACTCGTCTCGCTCGCGGATGCCGTTGCAACCGAGTTCAGCACTTCTCTCAGCTTCAAAATCGACCAGTGTGGCTGGATCGGGGATGGCACCTCCCAATATGGGGGGGTCAACGGCGTCGTCAACAAGATCAACGACGGCACCCACACCGCCTCGGTCGTGTCGGCCGCGTCTGGCAACACGGCGTTCGAGACGCTGGACATCGAGGACTTCCTCGCCGTGATGGGCAAGCTGCCCCTCTACGCCCGCCAGGGCGCGGCCTGGTACGTCTCCCCGTCCGGCTACGCCGCGAGCATCGCCCGCCTGAAGTACGCCGCCGGCGGCAACACCGTCGACAACCTCGGCGCCGGCGCTGGCGAGTCGTGGCTGGGGTATCCGGTGCGGATGGTGCATGTGATGAACAGCACCCTCGGCGCGGACGCCAGCAAGGTGAAGGTGCTCTTTGGCAACCTCTCCCTCGCCTGCATCTACGCCCGGCGTCGTGACTTCTCGGTGCGGCTGTTCGATCAGGTCTACGCGACCACCGACCAGCTCCTGCTCCAAGGCACGATGCGGTTCGACTCTGTGGCCCACACCCTCGGCACGACTTCGGAGGTCGGTCCCGTGATCGCCCTCCGTTCGGCCGCCTCGTGATAACAGGAGCACCTGAAGCATGATCCACTCCCAGAACCACAAGGTCGTCGCGGAAGTCCCCTCGGCCGCCATTGGTGCGACCGCGACGGCCACGCTGACGATCGACACCATCGGCTACGACCACGCCAGCGTGGCTGTCCTGCGGGCCAGCAACGCCAGCACCGTGTTCGCGAACGCGATCAAGGTCGAAGAGTCCGACGACAACTCGACCTACACGAACGTCACCGCCCTCGTCGGCGGCGGCACCGGTGGGTTCACGATCCCGGCTGTCTCCAGCACCTCGGCGACGTCCATCCTCAAGATGGACATCGACACGCGGGCGAAGAAGCGCTACCTCAAGGTGTCCTACACGCCCGGCGCGACCGCGACCGTGGCGATTACGGCTCGCCTGGGTCGCGGCGAGGAGTCGCCGATCTCGAATACGGATGCCGGTGTCATCGGCCGAGTTGTTGGCTAGTCCCGTCCAAGCGGGACGGCCATGATGGCCGACAAAGGCGCAAGGATGCGCGCCCGCTCCTCACAAGGAGCGAACCATGCTGCTGCGTATTGGTAACTGTGAAGCCGAGGTGAAGGTCGCCGCTCTGATGAGCGTGCCTCGCCTCGGCTTCACTGACAACTTCTTCTGCATCTCGCAGGCTCTTGCGCCTCACGGCATCGCGCCGATCAAGCACACTGGCGTATTCTGGGGCCAGTGTGTCCAGCGCTGTCTCGAGCAGGTGGTCGACACGCACGACGTCGTGCTCACTATCGACTACGACACGATCTTCACCGCGAAGACCGTCGAAGCGCTCCTGGCCCTGCTGATGCACTCCGGCTACGACGCCATCGCGCCGCTCCAGACCAAGCGGGAGGCGAACACGGTCATGTTCGCCCTTGCCGGTGTGTCGCCGGACGACCAGACGACCGTCGAAAACGACTGGTTCAGCAAGGTCGTCCAGCCGGTGGAGACGGCCCACTTCGGCTGCACGTTCATCCGCACGGCTGCGATCAAGAAGATGCAGAAGCCGTGGTTCCTCCATGAAGCCAACGAAAAGGGCGAGTTCAACGGCGGCCATGTGGACGAAGACATCTATTTCTGGAAGAAGTTCCACGCCGCTGGCAACAAACTCGGCATCGCCACCAACGTCAGCGTCGGCCACGCCGAACTGATGATCACCTGGCCGTCGCGGAGTGCTGAAGGCGGCAAGGTGCAGCAGCACACGACGGAGTTCTGGAACGGCGGCAAGAAGCCGCCCGAGGGCGCCTGGGGGTTTGTGCCATGAGGATCAGAGTCGTCAAGCCATTCGCCGGGTATCGTGCCGGCCAAGAGTTCGACTGGGGCGACGGCGCCGCCCGCATCTACATCGCCAGGGGGCTGGCCGAGGAGGTCGTTGAGCGGCGGCTCGAGACGGCGATGGTCGAGAATCGCAGCGAGCAGGCGGCCATGCCGCAGCCCAGGAGGAAGGTCCGATGACCGTCACGATCACCTACGGCTCCCCGGAGTACCCGTCGGCCGGCGTCACGCCGTACCGAAGCCTCATCAAGCACACCGCCCCGGCGGTCTACCCGGTGACGCTCGCCGAGGCGAAGACGCAGTGCCGTGTCGACACCTCCGACGAGGACACCTACCTGACCAGCCTGATCGCGATGGCGACGGAGTACGTCGAGAACGTGCTGGACATCAGCTTGATCTCCCAGACGCTTGAGGCCCGCTACGACTGCTTCCCCCTGTGGGAGATCATCCTTCCGCGCCCACCGATGGCGAGCGGCACGGTGACGGTGATCTACCGAGACGAGGCCGGCGCCAGCCAGACGATCACCTCGGCCACGGGGGCGTTCCAGACCGACCGCTACGCCACGCCCGGCCGCATCTACCCGGTCTACGAGGGCGTCTGGCCGGCGGTACGAGGAGACGAGAACAGCGTCGTCGTCCGCTGGGAGGCCGGCTACGGGGCCAGCGGCGCGAGCGTGCCGAGCACGATCAAGGGTCTGCTCCTGCTCCTCGTGGCCCACTGGTTCGAGATGCGGCAGCCCGTGGTCACCGGCTTCAGCCAGGTGCTCCCGGTCCCGCAGACGTTCGACACGCTCTTGGCTGCCTCCGGGTGGGGTGGATACCGATGAGCCTGACGGCGACGGTGGAGGCACGGGTGAAGGCTAGGTCGACGACGACGAGCGGCCTGACTGCGTCCATCGACGACCACCCGCTGTCATTCTTCTTCGATGTCGGCGACTGCACGACGGTGTGGAGCGACCGCCGGACGTTCCCCTCTGGAATCGACGAGATCGACTTCTCAGCGATCGGCGTCGGGACGGTGAAGCTGCTCTGCTTGAAGAACTTGTCGTCCACTAGTCAGATCGCCCTGTCGGCCGGCTGGACGGGGAGCCAGTTCAGCGTCTTCCGGCAGGACGTTACGTCGTGGAACTTCTCGCCGCTGATCAACCTTGGGGCGTTGACGCTCCGCGGCTACCCGATCCGCGAGGGCGGGGCGTTCCTTCTCTCCTGCCCGAACTCGGCCGGCTTCGCCACGACGTCCGGCGGGAGCATCCTTCGGGTCGGCGGCACGGCCGGGCAGCAGTACGAAATCTACGTCATGGGAACCTGACCGATGGCACTCTCCGCACAGATCAACCTGTCGATTGTGGCCCACGAAACGGCCGACGCCGACATCTCCCGGTCCATCCGGGTGACGCCGGCGACGTACTCGGTGACGCTATCCGACGGCACGGCCGCCAACCAGGCCCAGGTGGCTTGGAGCGGCCGACGCACGCTGGCCGGGTCTTCTGAGACGCTGCTCTTGTCGGCCCTCGCCGACTCGCGCGGCGGCTCGCCGGCGACGGTGACGATGACGGCCGTGAAGGGCTGGTTTGTTCGCAATTCGGGAACCGCGACCCTGTCGTTCGCTGGCGGCCCGTTTCCGGCTGGAGGGGTGTCGGTGGCCCCCGGGGCGGCTGCGGCCCAGTGTGACCCGTCGGCGGCCGGGATGACGGCGGCCGGCGTGACGGTCGCCGGCTCGAGCGGCGCGGCCTACGACATCGTCCTCGTGGGCGAAGGGACCGTGGCGTGATCATCGGCCAGATGCGGGAGCGCGTGGCGATCAAGGCCCAGACGGAGGTGCGAAAGCCCTCCGGCGAGACGGTCATGGACTGGAGCACGACTGTCGCGACTGTCTGGGGCAGCGTCAACGGCCTGTCGAGCCGGGACATCCTCCAGGCCCAGCAGGCGAACGTGATCGCGACGCACCGACTCCGCATCCGCTACCGGAGCGACGTCACGCACCTGAACAGGCTGGTGTGGCGCGGCCGTACTATGGAGATTGCGGCGGTCGTGGAGCGAGACAACCGCACGGCCCTGGAAATCCTGGCCCGCGAGGTGCAGTGATGGCAATCCAGATCGACGCAACGCAGCCGCGCGACTTCGGCGGCCGGTCGGCCCGGCAGATCGTCGAGGGATTCGTCAGCATCCAGACCGCCGGCGCTCGA